CATCGGATACTGTAGTTGATTCGTGGTACGTTAGCGAATTTATGGCTGCAGAATACACCGTCGTTATAGATGTTACTCCTGCTCGAAAGGAAATTATCAAAGCTCTAGTAGTTGCTGGGCCAAGTGCAGCAACAGTAACAGTTTATGGTAGAACACATCTAGGTGAAAATTTAATAGATTTATCAGCGACAGTTACAGATTCTAAAGTTACAATACTAGCAAACCCAACATCAAGCCCAGACGGATCTACTTATGATAATTCTAGCTTGCTTGTAGGCGGCAAAATCATTTTTAGTGCTGTTTATTACCACTCAATCAACGAACTTAAACGTTCTATATAACTTAAATCTTCGCATAAATACATTTAGTCTTACGTAGTGGTAGTAGTTGGATGAATAGCGGAGATATCTAATGTCAGTATCATATGTTCCTTTGGAGTCAAAAAGCGGGTTTAAAAGTCCTGGGTTTATTGTCGACGAAAAAGGAAACCTCAGAATTGGTGGCGCCTTGGCAATTGCCGGCGATTTCAGCACCACTGGTATTTTTTATGTCAACGGTATTCAGTTATTAGATAATACCGATTCAACAGTTGCTCTAGGTAGCCAAATTCGTTATAGTAGTTTAACAAAAGTTGGTTCATTAGAGTATCTAAACGTCGATGGCGACCTTGTTGTTACACAAGGATCAACACCATATATTAATCTCATTAACGGCAATATTTCTATTACTAGCGTAAACGGTGTCGGAGCTATCAACAATGTTGATATTGGTCTTCGAACACCTGCAGATGGTAATTTCAAATCGCTTAATGTTGGCCCTGGCGACAGTAATGGGGAACTAAGCGTACAAGGATTTTTAAATGTTATCGGAACTGCTACAGTTACCGGTGACATGAATGTTACAAACAAACCAACAACAAAGTCACACGCAACAAGAAAAGATTACGTAGATGCTCGTGTGGCAGCTTTCGCAATTGCTTTTGGAGCATAAGGAAAAATAAATGGCAAAGAAACAGATAAAAAATTATGTATTTGAACCGGGGATCAGTAAAGATGCAAACTTGTATCCAAAGGCAGTTGCACTACTAACTGCTAACAAAGCATTTATTATTGCACAAGAGCTTGCATTTATTGATTACAATATTGCTAATAACATTAGCCCATATAGCGGATACAAATATGCTCCAGAAAAATGCCGTCGTGACGTTGGATATTACTTAGATACTATCATCCATGATTTAAGATACGGCGGCAATGCTCGTGTTCGTATGGTTGCTGAGTATTTTTGGATTAACGGAAACCCACAAATTCGTAACGGCGCTGTTCCTGAAGTAACTGCACAACAGTACATGAGAGATTTAATTAACAATTATATCTTTACAAACACTACAGCCCCAAGCACATATAATCAAACAAGCGTACAACAAGTTAAGTATGTTGGAAACAATGCAGAAGCAGGCGCTGCCGGCCGTAATTCAACATTATGGAATATATATGGTACTGTAATCCAACAAGGTCTAAGCCAATTACCAGCAAAACAAACAGGCGTAACTACTATTCGCTTGTTAGGTAACTATGACAGCAGTGAAGTACTGCTAATCACTGATGCAAATAACGGCAACATCCTTTATAACTTTTCTGATAATGCCACATCATCGGCATTTATCTATAAACGAGGCAACAGCTCAGGTGACGGTCGTCCACTATCAGACGTAGACTTTGAGTATTGGCACCAAACAACAGATACAATTACCACTATTGAACTATCAGTTGATACTACAATGTTATCAGCTAGCTCACCAATTCAAGTGTTTGTTGAAGAACCTAGTCAACAAATTCGTCCCTGGGATTTTGGCACAGACGCAATCGAACGTATGCGTGTTGCTGCACCGCAGGCCATGTTGGACGCGGACTTTGAGTATGGACTACAGCCTACTAAGTGGCAGGCACTAGCATTACAGCGTAGCTATCCATCACTATATGAAATTCCAGGTACCGACGTTGCTATTTCTAACGTAACTACTGATGCTTCCACTAGCTCTGGCGGATTTGGAGCATCATTAATTACTGTAACATCGACAGGTACTCATGGTTTCAGCGTTGGAACCCCAATTACTATTAGAGGATTGAATGGTGCAGTTAATGGTTTTAGTCGTGCTGAAGGTTCTTACATAATTTATTCTGTACCAACACCATATCAATTTACATATTACTCGTCGAGTAAAGTAGGTACTACACTGAACGATAGCTTGTTTACTTCTTATGTTACGGTTCGTCAAGCTGGCTTCTATACAGGAGCTAGCATTGGATCTCCAACATTTAGCGTAGCTAGTAACGGATCAATAGGAACATTAACCACAGTATTTCAGGTAGAAGCTGGCGACACATTCTTAGTGTTCAGCGGAACAGCTCCTACAACAGGTGCACCAGTAACCGGCTCTCCAGCAATTTATCCAGGTACCTCAGTAAGTGGTGTGGTCGGAAGCTCTAGTGTTACTGTTAGATTATTAGCATCTACAATTTCAGGTCAAACATATCTTGACATTGTAGATCTTACTGGTGTTTTACAGGGCATGGGTGTTGCTTCTGGAGGTAATGCTGTACAATTTATTAGTTCTATTTCAGGAAATAGAATCAATCTCGATGGCGGGTACAATCAAGTAAAAATTGGAGCAAGCCAAACCTATCTAAACATTGCTGGCCTTAACGTTAATTCAATTGGTACTAGTGCTAGATTTGATGTTGCTCGTATCGGCGGTGCCTATACTGTTACTGGCCGTATAGATAGTACATCAAACGGGCAAAACTACGCCCGCGGTGATCAAATTAAGATTGCAGGAAATTTACTCGGTGGTGCAACACCAGCTAACGATTTGACTATTTCTATTACAGCAGTCGATAGCGGCGGAACTATTACAAATTTCTCATACGCTGGAACAGCATTTGACGGTGGAGGTACATATACCGGAATCGTTCAATATCAAACTACTGGCTCAGGTTTTGGTGCAACCATTGATGTTGTGCGCTTGGGTGCAGTTGGTCCTAGTAACTATGGCGTTTACAACAGTGTTACAGTAACCAATCCTGGTTCAGGCTATGTAGTAGGTGAAGTAGTTACATGGGGCGGAGATATTTTAGGCGGAACTAAACCTGCTAACGATCTAAGCATTACAGTAGCCAGTGTAAACCCATCAACAGGCGCTATCATTGACTATGAAGTAAACACAGCTAATGCATCATCAGGAAATGGTCAATATAGCGGAATTGCAGGATCTAACGTTACTCCATTAGGTGCAGGCGGAAGATTTGATGTATCAAGAAGCCCAGCAGGTTATGCAGTAACACTTAATGGCACCGGCGGCGTTGGATATGTTTTAGGAAATAGAATTAAAATTAGTGGAACACAGTTAAACGGTGTAAGTCCTCTTAATGATTGTATTATTGAAGTATTAACCGTTGATGTTACTGGAGCGATTTCTTCTGTAACAGCAACAGGTACTGGTTATTTAGGAGATCAAATAACTATCTACCCATCATTAACATTGAGTGATCCAACAGTTGCTTCTTTGCCAGCTGCAACGGTACTTAGTGTTGGAGCTATTGCTACTATCCAAGTAGACTTTGTTAACAATCACGGTCTCGTTCCTGGCGCAGCAGTACTATCAAATATCACATCAACTCCAACTCCAGGATTTAACTCAGTTGCGGCGGCACTGCCAGCTTCGGCAACATGGACAGGTATTGCACAAGTTGCAGGCCGATTTGTAGCAGTTAACGGAAACGGTAATACAACCGGTTTTTCAATTAACGGAACAACATGGACCAGTGGCGGAACATTGCCGGCAGGCCCAACAGGATGGGCAGGAGTAGCAGGAGGCACTATCGGTGCAACTACTTATTTCATGGCGATTCCAAACAATTCAAGTAACGTTGGTGCAGTATCAAACAACGGTGGTGTAAGTTGGTCATCGATTACCCTACCGTATACCGCAACTTGGAAATCAATTACATTCTATAATGGAGTGTTTATTGCAATCGCCACAGGTGCAACATCAACAGCATATTCTATTAACGGTACAGCATGGGTAGCAGGTGGTGCACTATCAACTAGCACTACATGGGTTAGCGTTACAGGCGGTTTAATTGGTACTCTAGCATATTTTGTCGCAATTGCATCGGGAGGTACTGTAGGAAATTACTCATATGACGGCGGAGTTACATGGGTTGCAACTGGTGTGTTACCAGCTAGCCAAAACTGGTCAGCAGTAACATTTGGTAACAGTAGCTTCTTAGCAATAGCCAACGGCAGCGCAACAGGAGCTAGGTCAGTTGACGGCACATCATGGACCTCAGTCACACTGCCGAGCAATCCAGCATGGACTTGTATTACATTTGGTGATGATAACTTTGTAGCAGTGGCCAGTGGAACAACCACAGCGATTACATCATTTACAGGAGCAACTGGCACATGGACTACACGAACACTAACAGGATCAAGCAGTTCTTGGTCATCAATTAGTTATTATAGTTATGCAGGACTTGGTATATTCCCAGTATTAGGTAACGGAACAACAGCCTTAGCAGCAAACTTAATTTCAGGAAATCATGCATTAGCATCAGGCCCATTTATTGTATCATCAGTTCCATCACTAACACAAATACGCTATCCAGCTAGAACGACAGGTGCTATCGACACTAGTGTTACTTCTTTGGCAGGTGTAATATATTCAAGACCGGATGCGTTCTTCCAACATCGTCCGTTTGATGGCGGTGTACAACTAGGTACAGGCGGCCCGCAACACGGTGCGCAAGCAGTTCGTCAAAGTAAAAAATATATTCGTTACCAGTCTGGTAAAGGTATTATGTATACCACTGGTGCTTTATTTGCTCCAAGCTACAATATTGTAACTGCAACGGCTAACGGAACTACAACAAACAGTATAATTACATTTACAACAGACGACACTGATCACGGATTGCAACCAGGCGGAGTTATTGAAATTACAGGAATGGCATCATTCGAATACAATAACACATATACTGTTGAAAGCGTTAGTAGTTCTAGAGCATTCCGTGTGCGCACAGCAATTCCATTAAACTCAGCAACAGGCACACTAGGACCTGATGCTAAAGTTACGGTTAAGGCATGGCACGGCGCCACAGTTCGTTCAGGTCCATTTGATGATCAAAACGGTATTTTCTATCAGTTTGATGGACAAACATTATCGTTAGGTAAACGATCTAGTACATTCCAGTTAGCTGGAACAGTAAACGTTGCCCCAAATGCTAACACAGTAACAGGTACAAATACTAGATTCCAAGACCAATTAAAAGTCGGCGATAAGATAGTATTGCGCGGTATGAGCCATACAGTTACAAGTATTACTAGTCAAACGGCTATGACATTCGCTCCAGACTATCGAGGTAACAGTTCTGCGATTGGTGCTAAATTGTGTTTGACACAAGATTTCTTGGTACCACAAGGGCAGTGGAATATGGACAACGGTGACGGTACTGGACCAAGCGGATACAATATTAATCCAGGCAAGATGCAGATGATCGGTATCCAATATTCATGGTATGCTGCTGGATTTATTGAATTTATGTTAAGAGGTGCAGACGGTAAGTTTGTATTCTTACATAGAATTCGTAACAGTAACGTAAACACAGAAGCGTATATGCGTACTGCTAACTTACCTGTACGTTATGAAGTACAAAATGAAAGCGGTAGAACAGCATTAAGAGCAGCTATGGGTACTACTGATACTTTTATGACAGTATTCAATACCTCACAGTTTCCAACTAGCGGAACAGTATATGTTGACAATGAACTAATTTCATTCACTGGTAAAACTCTTGATCGATTAACTGGATTAACTAGAGCAGCAACATTTACAAACTTTGCTGCTGGTTCTAATAGAACATACTCAGCTGGATCAGCGGCAAGTCATTCAGTAGGAGCTGGAGTAATTTTAATCAGTTGTACGATCAGTCCAGCAATTAGCCATTGGGGTAGTGCTATTCTAACAGACGGTATGTTTGATGATGACCGTGGTTATTTGTTTAACTATTCATCTACAAATATTAACGTATCGACAACAAAGACTACTGCGTTTATGATTCGATTAGCGCCGTCAGTTTCTAATGCGATCGTTGGCGATTTAGGTGATAGAGAGTTATTAAACAGAGCGCAGTTGTTGTTACAAGAAATCGTTATTACTGCTGATGCGCTGTCAGGAGGCGCAGTTGGAGGTCTAGTTGTTGAGGGAGTGTTAAACCCAAGTAACTATCCAGCGGATCCAAGCACAGTACAATGGACTGGATTAACTGGTCTAGCACAAGGTGGACAGCCTAGCTTTGCACAAATTGCTCCAGGTGGTAACGTAAACTGGGCCAGTGGTGCAAGTCAAACAACTAAAACAGTTACAACTGCTACAGGTAACACACAAGTTAAAACTAACATTTTGTACATGAAACAAGCAGCATGGGAAGCTAGTCAGGCCAAAGTAGGTACCGAGGTTCAAGACTATACTAAATTCCCGGCTGGTACTCGTGTATTGAGTGTTACAGGACCTGCAGAATATATTGCTGCTAACGGTGGTTTAGAATATCTAGTTACATTTACACAAAACTCAATTGCAACTATTGCAGGCGATGCTAGTATTACGTTACTATTTGGACAACCGCCATATGCACTACCGGGCGAACAAGTATTTTCGTTTATTTGTAACGCAGGTGACCAAACTGCTTTAGACTTAAGTCAGTTGAAAGAATTAACAAGTACAAGTATTGGTGGACGTGGAACTTATCCAAATGGTCCAGACGTACTTGCTATTAACGTGTATAAGGTAGCAGGAACTGCAACCAACGCTAATATTATTTTACGTTGGTCAGAAGCTCAGGCTTAATGTGGGCGGATGCTAGTTTTATAAGCTGAGATTCCTTCTTCTAGTATTTTACGATATGTGGAAATATTGGATCTCAGCTCTGTAACTTCGGTTGGAATCTTTCCAGTCATAAAAATTTGTTCGTGACTTGAGTCGATATATTCAACTTCAGCTTTTAATTTTGTTAATACTTCTGTTAATTCTTTTTGAAGGTTAAAATCGGAAATTTCTGAAATTGCTTTCTGAAAGTTTTCATAATCCGCTAACCAGCGTTCATCAAATTGTAGTTTTGGAAACATTTTCTAGCACCATTATTGTATCAATCTTAGCTCTTATAAGCTGATTATTTAGTGTGGTTTTTAATCCCGTATGTAGGTGTTTTGGTAAGAAATTTAAATCGGCCCAACAAATAGTTTTAGCTTCTACTGTCAAAAATTCTTGTTGGACTACACATACATAGGTACCATATTCAAATCCCTTATCTTCAGAAAGATAAAGTTCTATGGGCAACAATCGTCCAGTTTGATAGCTATCTAATAAGGGCTGTACATCGTCATAGATAGCATTTTGTCTAGCAAATGTAGGAACAGTCCATGTAGAATTTTCTAGGACTAGTAATATTCTTCCTGTATCTTTGGCGAGAAAAAGTAAACCGGCACGTTGTTGCATCAACTACTTATGCACCGGCTAGATCAAATCTCCAATATCCGGCTGTGTATTCGCCTTCAAATGATCGTAACCATTGCGTACCGTCCCATTTATATTGGATACCGGTTTTAAGATTGGTAATATATTTTACAGTTAATTCTTCGTCAGGATTAAAAATTGTAGTCCATTTTCCATCGATCCATTCAATAATTGAATTATTCTTAATAATTGGATCAGCACCATTTAGATTCTTCCATGCATCTGGACCATCATACCCGTCTCTTGAACTTCCATCAAACGGATCTTGCCCATAGGCCATAAGTCCTGCGGTGTTTTCGCTATTGTTAACATCATCTAAAACAAGATATCTAATCCCCGGATCACGACCGCCGGCACGTTCTATAGGATTAAACTTATATGGATCAATAATAGCGTTAATATATGTCTTACCATTAATAATAGAATTGCTTGGCTTATCTGAAATAGTAACTACAAGAATAGTAGGATCTAGAGGATTAACTACAAGCGTTCCACGGATTTCTGTGCCGTCTGGTTGTGTAAAATATGCCATGCTAAGACCAGGAGTAAATTTTCCAAATAGTTCCTGTTCAAATACAGTATTCCAGTCGAACCGTTTACCTAGTTTAACCGGCATTTCGATACCTAATACTCTAACAGCCTCATTAACATCGATCACACTCATATTATAGTCATTGGGCTGGCCGTTATTGCTTGAAAGTAATAATACTCCGTAATTATTTTAGTAAATCTAAATTGTAAATCGGGATTGCCTTCTTCTAATAGTATATCCTCAAGGCTCATTACAGCGCCAGCTTCGTTGTAAATGTTTGTAATAATAGTTTTCACCACACCGAGTTTTTTAACTTTCGCAGGCGGTGTAATATAGATTGGCATGGTAAATTCCATTGAACAAATATCTATGTCACTATCTGTACCTTGTGGAATTGTTCTAGAACTAAATTGAGTACTCTTAAGATTAATAACACTTAAACTAGTCCAGTCTAGATAATTATCAGTAGTTTGTATTTCAAAACTTGGATTAAAAAATACTAAAATTTGTTCAATGATTTGAAGTTTTTGATCAGTATTTGAAGTCCATATATCTGCTTTCATTGTTAATGTAAATGGAGTAGGCATTAATCTTTCTACAGTATAATTGCCACCTTGAATGTTTTGATAAACAGGATTTCCTTGCCCATCAAATTCTTCATAATTTCTTTCTCTAATATTAACTTTACTGACAAATGTAGATGCTGCTAATCTAGTAGTATCCATTTCTAATCCTGTAATATAACAGGAAATCTTAGGAACAGAGATCATTTTATTCTCAGAATTTTCTCTGATAATTGCTGCAACTTGTCTGGATAAATCCCCATAAGTCACTGGTAACGTTTTCTGTGTACCGTCACCTGCCTGATATTTAAAGCCAATGAAAAAACGCATAAACTGAGTTACATATCGTCTTATCTGCCCATCATAGAAAAAATCCATTATTCATCCGCCTTTGGTCGTAATGCCTTTGCAAGGCTTTGTTTTTCTTTAACATCTTTACCATTAATTTTATTAACTTTGGTGTTGTTAATAAAGCCAGTTAACAATGTTTCACGTATTTCTTTACCTTCGAACTGAGCACCAGCTACTACATCGCTTGCACCTAAGTTATTCATGGTCATGCGTACATTATCCTCAAATTTAATCCAACGTGCTCCATTAAATCTAAACAATCGCTGTGGACGGAAATCAGTTCGTAAATGGAATTGTCCGTCTGTCGGAGACATCGGAAACGCTATTCCCGAACTAAACGGAATACCGTTAGGCGGAATACCATCACCCATTGTAATGTCACCATAATGATATTCGTTAGTCTCAGGACTCTTAAAGACGGTGCTTGCTGTAGACCCTACATATATCGGATCACCATGATTATCAAATAATAAATTACCATTCTCGTCCTGTGCCTGTGTTTCTAAACTCGCAAATAAACCAGTACCGTCTACGGTAATAATGTCTGGCTGTCCTGTGACACTATTTTTTTGTATAGTATAAAATTGGGTAGTATCGTACCCGCTCTTAGGAGCATCACTATCTGCCTGATCAAGAACCGCTTGTGTAATTTGCATTTCTTTTTCATAAGTTGACATGATATCACGCAATGTAGTGTTAGTATCATTACCGTCACTGTCAGTTTGTACAGCATCAAGAATTTGTTTAAATTCTTGGCTATCAACTAGAGGTTTGCATTTTGCACGGTATAGATGTGGATACCATGTTACTGAAAATCCTTCAGCAGCACGATTAACATCTTCGATAACATAAAAACGCTTTAGGGCAAATTGTAAATCATTAAGAGCATGCTCATCTTTTAGATGCGGTAATTCAATTACATCACC